AGGGACCTCGAACTCTTTGATCTTGAATTGCTCCGGCACGATCGCCGACTTCTTACCGAAGTCCATCAGCCAGGTGTAGCGGTCCATCATGTCATCCATTGTATTTAGAAGATCTACATAAGTCTGCAGCTTCTCACTGATCATCCACTTCCTTTCAAAATTTTATTAACGTAGTCATGGTCGATAGGCTCAATCTTGTCCTGCATCTCTTCGGAGTGGGTCCTTTCTTCCTTCTGTCTCATGGATTCTTTTAACCCCATATTAAGCAACTCCTTTTCCTCCAGCATCTTGGTATGAAAATCTTTTTCCTCATACACAAATTGTGTGGCACAATATCCACATAGTGCCTTATTAGTTTTATCAAAGGTGTACCAAACAATAGGATGGTCATCCGCGCATGAAAATGTTTTGGTATGAATTACTTTAGGTTTCATATAACACGTCCAGTCCTCTTGCACTCATAGCAGAAACGGTCAAATCTACTGGATCTAGTAAAAGTCTTTGAACATACATAGCATTTCATTTCGCCCAAGGAGGAATCACGTTTGAACCTGTGCCTGATCTTTGACACTGTGTATTTTGAATCGGGAGGTGGTGTGTATCCATTTTTGACTTTCTCCCGGTAGAGAACACCGAGTACGGCATTCTTCGTTGTGTTTAAAATTTTACCAACTTCCGTTGCCGTGTGATTTTTAATTAACTCGTTGGCTAGTTTTAGTTCCTCATCCTTCCATTTCATTTGTGGTCCAGGTTTAACCATGCTTATATCTCTTTCTGTTTCTCTTGTTCCATCTCTTGTGCCATGCCCAATTGCTGATCCTGCTTCCGTATGTCTCACATATGTTCAAGAACCAATCTTTCACTCTGAACACCAGATTACCCGGGTACTCTAGGTACCGGGAACTCTTTAAAGCCCGATATGAGCGAGATATGAGCTTTTTTATTTGGCGCAATACCGGCGTTTCCTCTCCTGGGTCCCAAACGTCCATCATTCTTTATGTACCAGCAATTTTTCCTTTTTAAATTTTTCCATGTCAATATCGTAGACAATATTGAATGAAATGGAACGACGTTCCTGATTCTTGGTCCTGAATGGATAGGCCGTGTGATGAAGCCACGCCGGAAAGACATACATCTCTCCCACCTTGGGCGACACCTGCAGGTTATTCCTGTTGAACGCCTGCGGCGTTCCCGCAATGAACTGGATGTCACCAACCGCCGGATGATGGTCCTCGTTCTTGTATTCCTCCGCCAAACCTTCAGGCACCTTCAGGTAAAGAACACCTGATAAATCACCGGAGTGAATGTGCAGCGGATTAAAATCCCCAGCCCACTGGCTCACTCCCCACACTGTGAGGACCTGGCATCCCGTAATGTATTTCCTGTCGATGTTTGTCGTGCCAGGAGGAGCGTTCCTTAAATAAGGAAAAGTGAATTGATCTTCTGATCCCCGTAGGTCAACGGCAAGCATGCGGTGCGCCAGTTTGCTTAAGATATTATAAAAATTTTCTTCCTTCTTAATGAAGTCTCCGTCCAGCCTGAACTCCTTCTTGACATTTCCAGCCAGCTGCGCTGAGTAATCATATTTTTCTAATTTCTGGGGATCGGCGAGTATTTGATCGCAATGTTTATTCAGATTGTCCACGACATATGAAGGAATGGTAGTCCTCAGTATGACGGGCCCGAAAGGGATGAGAGTATCTATGCTAATTTGTTTTTCCACGGCTTTCTCCTTTTGTGTTTTTCTTTTTAATGGTGGCGTTAAAAGCGATGCTGATTCGCTGTCGCGATTTGTGCGGATTGGGGGTGACATCATGCAGTAAATAGGAAGGAAACAGCAATATGTCCCCGTCATGGGGGTCATGTCCAATCATGTTGGCGTGCGGCATGTGCGGAGGAATCATCCGGTACAGCTGCTCATGAGTGGAAAATCTAATGATGCCTGTTCCACCCCCTTGTACGTAGTAAACCCCGGACAGGTCAGCATGAGTCATGTAATGAGTGTGAAAGAGATTGGCCGAGCCTGGCTCATTCACGTTAGTCCAGTAGGTTATGTCCGCATCCAGTGGAATGTTGGGAAAATAATGATCCGTCCAGCTTGCAAGAATCATGCTGAGGGGCTTGAAAAGCTCCGTTTCACATTTGTATTTATGGACGCTTCTCCAGCATCCTGCGTTGGTGGACGGAAGTCCCTTGGGATCTTTTTCCCGCACCTTGGTAATTTCATTCATCAAAAGTTTGTTAAGATTCTCAGAATTTCCGTAGTTCTTGGTGAACAAGCGTGTGTCCTGTATTGGGACCTTGGACACTACTCCGTGATCTTTTACTTTCATTATTTTCTCCTTATCTTTAATCCCAAACGCATGCGCCTGCGATTTCTTCTTTTGTTAGAGCCTACCTTGCGTCTGCCCTTGTGCCTTTTTCTTTTTAGATCAGCCCTGCTCACGGCCCCACATATTTCTCTTTATATTTTTCAGAAATCTCCAAAGAACACTGCGGACCACATAAAAAGTTATTTTTATATTTAAGAGAAGGATACCACGTCTTAGAGAGCGAATATCTCCATTCATTTCCGTCAAACCATTCATCACAGTTGAAACACTGGAATTCAGGTGCCGTACCGCCTTTAGGTCCCGGTCGCACGCTCTTCGGATCATAGTCCTCCCCTTTCTTATACCCCACAGAGGCCTTCGCATTCATCCGCAAACTCCTCGTCGAACGTTTCGCCGAAAAGATCTTTTTGTTTTGGTTTCTCCTGGAAGTCTATTGTTCTTAGAGGAACCGCTGACTTGTGCAGGAACAGTTCCGCCGTGGTGTTCTTCAGTCCGTGCCTTATCTTGTCATCAACCTCGCACGCGTCCTCAAAGTCCACTGGATAGTTCTTTTGCATGTTCTTCCACTGGTCATTGTGATGGTAAGGACACCCTATGCAGGATGATTTCCCCGGCATTGGATGCTTCTTCATGTCACGGTACCATTGTAAACAGTCGGCCCTTGACATTTTCATTTCTATGAGTGGCCAGCGTGATTCCAGCCAGTACATTCTGGCCTTCTTCATGCGCATCGCCTCGTCCGTTGAGATGCCAATCCACTGTTCCACGATTGTTCCTTTCTTCACCCGGTGGCGTGGTTTTATACCCAGTATTTCCCGCATCTTCTTCTGGATGGGGATGACCTTGTAATCATGGGTGCACTGGCGATAAAGCATTCCAACCTTTCCACCGGGACGTGCCGCAAATAGTGGTGGATTTGGTACACGTCCGGCGAAAGATTTCCACTCATCATTAGACCCCTTACTGGGGTTCGCCGCTCGAATAAGATCCTCACGGATGTTGCTCCGTTCAACGGTAATGATGGGGCAGATGGTTATTGCTTTCTTGAGATATTCAACGTGCTCGTAAACGAACGACGGTTCCCATCCCGTATCGGCAAAGATCATGTAATCCGGTTTGTGTTTTGTCAGTCCTTCTTGCGCCATGAGTGCCAGACAGGATGACTGAACCCCCGCCCCGAGCGATAATATGCGGAGGGTTGGTTCTCTTCTTTTTCCTTCCTCGTCAAAGTATTCCGGCTCTTTCGTAGCAGCCACAGCGGCCATTGTATTAAGGGTTTTTTTATTAGGCTTAAGTTTCGTAGACATTTCCTCCAAAAGCTTTCGCCTTTCAAATTCCATTTGTTCTGGGTTGATCGCAAATCCATGTTTAACTCCATCGGTTCGTTTCTTTCCTTGGGCTCGGTACCCGGGTTTTTGGTCACTTTTAGCTGTCATTTAGTTCTCTCAATGTCTGGATTATTTTTTGCGTATAATATACGTCTTCCGCGTAAATTGCAAGTGTCATGGCCAACTTTTCAAGGTCAACTAAGTCACTGATATGCTGCTTCATTCTCTCTTCCCTGAAGTCTTTATAATGATGGTTATTATTCAGTAATTCGATATAGTAGGATATGGATTCACACTTGGTCTCAAAGATCCTAAGCCCCCAGCTAGCATTAGGTACATTAAGCGGCTTCATTTGGTCATCTGATGGGTCAAAGGTGCGAATCCCTAACAAATTGTTACCAATTGTTGCAAACCGTGAACGTCCCCACTCGGACTCATGAATTGCCTGCGCCACAACTAAATCCACTGGAATCCTGTTTTTCTCATCCTCCATGGAATTCAAGTGCAATGTGCATTCCTCTACGTTGGTTATGAATTCCTCATTGTTCATGTAGGTCATGCTTGGATTAAAGCAAAAGCATATAAGCATCGTACTACACAGCCAGTTCATTCTTCCTCCTTTGGTTTATATACATATACATCGCACTTACAATTAGGGCAGGATAAATTAGTAACCATCTCATAATTATCATCATCTTCTATATCGTGATCTCCACCCCATATTAATTCGGTTTTACAATGCCAACAGTTCATCCGCCCCAACTTTCACCCATATCAGTATCAACCTTGGATGGAACGTGAAGGTCAACACAATTTTCCATGATCTCCTTGATGTCTTTTACTTCTTTCTCGTTCTTGACTGAACAGTCCAATTCGTCATGCACCTGAATAAGGGGAACGATTCCTAGCTGCTCATAAATATCGACCATGGCCTTTTTGGTTTGATCCGCAGCTGAACCCTGAATCAATCGGTTCAGTGCCTTGTATGTGTAAGCCCTCTTGATTGCCATTCCGTGCTCTGTCTTTGCCTGATTGAAAGGAAGCGCCTTGTGAACTCCCCACGTAACCGGTTCCCACAAGTCAAAGCGGCATTTTCTTCCCATTAAGGTCCTGATGATTCCTCTTTCATTTGCCCTATTCATGACAAATTCCAGCATTCCCTTCATGAAAGGGACCCTGTCATGAAAGGAATTCATCATTTTCTTTGCCTCCTGTGGGTCCATGTCCAGCTCTCGAGCCAGTTTGTTATATCCCATACCATAAATGACACCAAGCCCTATGGTTTTGGCCAGTTTCCTGTTTATTCCTGCCATGTCAGCGGTTTGCTGGTGAAAATCCAAGTCCTCTTTTTGGTATGCTTCCTGCACCTCCACTGCTCCGTCTTGTTTTGCCACCCTTGCGAAGTGAGTTAAAAGCCTGGGCTCTTGCTGCGAGTAGTCCGCCTTGAGCCAGTACTCCCCACTCTCCGGGATGAAAAGTTTCCTAATGTCGGAAGCAAATTGTCCTCTGCTTGGGACCTGCTGTAAATTGGGGTGATTGTAACTGAAACGACCACTAACAGCCCCACCACTATCAGAGCGTATTTGGTTAATGTGTGAGTGTATTCTTCCATCTTTCTGGTATTTTAACATACCATGGAGAAATGTTCCCTGTAATTTATTAAGTTCTCTTGCCTGTGTAATCAAGCGTGGTAACTCATGGGGGTGGTCTGTCAGGAACAGCTTGGTGAAAGAAGGTGCACTTGTCTTTTCTGTCCTATCATATGGCAAGTTTAAGGCGTCAAAGGCTTTTGCGATTGAAGCCGCTGACCATATCTCCACATTAAGATTAGTAAGATCCCTCACCCTTTTCAATAGTTTCTTTTCTTTGTTCTTAAATCGTTCTATAAGGCGCATGGATTTTGGGATGTCCACCCTCACCCCACGTTTGGTCATGCTTAGGATAACATTTATCAGTTTACATTCCATGTCATATACTGTTTCCAAACTATCCTTAGCAATTTCCCATGACAATTTCTCATGTAGTTTTAAAGTCAGCCTTGCATCTGCCTCTGCATACTCACCGACAAACTGTGAGGGCATCTTGTACATTTCGCTCTTAGGATCTACGCCAAAAGCTGCCGCGGCTTCCTTCAGCTTAATTTCATTTTTATATTGTCCTAAGTAATCTCCTGCAATGCTATTTAAAGTATAGGAGAATCTGTTTTCATCAATCAGCGCCATAGCCACCATCGTATCATGGAGTCGACCCTTGACCTCTATTCCTAAGGTAGTAAGCCATCCAATGTCATACTGCGCATTATGAAACACTTTCTCGATTGAACCGTCTTCACATATTGACTTAATATATTCAATCACTTTCTTTTCATCCATATTACCACTCTCATGCCGGATGGGATAATATCCTGAAAATCCGTTCGCTGAAACGGCTATGCCAATAACGTACCCCCTTTTAGTGGGCCATCCTGGACCTGCCTTGATTAATTCTGTATCACATGTCTCCAGATCAATTGCCACGCAATCATGCATGGATAGGTCCGGGAATGTAGTGGGCGCAACCCACTCTGAATCTACTGCTGGTGGAAATAGGCTTTTCATTTATTCTCCTCATTTAGTTTTTTAATATATTCGGCTGTTTCTCTTCCTCTTCTAGTCCCTTCATCATCCGGGTACATGTCCTCTAACAAAAGCTCAGCATAGTGGATAACTTTCTCTATGTCCTTCTTTCCTCCCTTGATGCTGTGCCTCGTAATATATTTCACAATGTTTCCTTCGTACCATCCAAGTTTGTTCTTGACGATATAATGGCTAGGCTGAATTGCCATTCTTTTATAATGATCTCCTCCTATTTGTTTTTTATGAGCACTCATATATGAAATCCCCCATAATCCTGCGGTTGTACTACATGTAGTGCCTCCTTGGCTCTGGTTACCCCCACATAGAACACTCGACATTCATTATCCGGATCTCTGTGCATGGCTATCCTAGCTTTTCTTGATAGATCAGTAAGTAGCATTACATTATCCGCTTCTCCCCCCTTGGATGCGTGGATAGTACTAAGCTGTATTCTTGGTTCGGCCGTAAGCGAATAGTTTCTTGCTTGCATGGCACGGATAAAATCTTTATCATCATTTCCTACTTTATCAAAAGCTATATCCCACGGCTGTCCAGCTACCTCTCCTATTAATCCTTGCTTTACTACTAATTCCTCAATGTCATATCTTTCTCTAGTGGCTGTTTTTAATTGCTTGTAGCCGTGCTCTATTCCAATCTGCGTGGACATGTAGGAATAAATATCCTTGACATCCTGTAGCTCTATTTCATCTCCTTCAGTTAATTTTTCCCAGCAATTAACAGCGTTTAATAATTTTTTAGATACAGGTAGTCTTCCGTTTCTCATGTATACTATGCCTTCAGAACGAAGATCATCTTCCATTCTCGTAAGAAGATACTGTGTACGAGCCTGTAGAAGCCATGTTCCTTCTGCGGATAAGTCCACACTTCCAGGAACACTATGGTACTGAACCAAACCTTTTTTATTTGTTCCTTTCCATTCCTTTGGATGGCGATATTCCACGCGGTCTATAATTTCCTGTGATAAATTTTGAACAGAAATTGGGCACCGATAAGACTGTTTAAGAACTCTCTTATTTCCTTTTAAGTTAATGAAATGATTTGGATCGGCTCCCGCAAATCCATAGATGGCCTGATCGTCATCTCCTCCGTAATATACCTTCGGAACATTTTCCTTTAGTTTATCAATCATGTTTAATTGCAGTCGGCACAGATCTTGCGCTTCATCAACAAAAATAACATCGAGAGGAGGAACCATTCCCCCTTCATTATAATTTTCAATCATGTCAGTAAAATCAATCAAATGCCTTTCTTTTTTATATTTCTTAAATGCATCATGGGTCCACTTAAGTTGTGGCCAGTGATGCGCCATGTTTTTTTCATTGTAATATTCCTGAAGACTTAGGCAGCGCATCCTAGCTTGGTTAACAGCAGTTAAAAGTTCATTGTCAACTGTTATGATTCCTGAGCCATCAGGCCCCTCACCTATGAATCCTAGATTCATCCCAAATTTACTGGCAAATTCCTTGTAATGTTTCTTGGACATAACCTGCGATTTAGTCAATCCTAGTTCATGAAATGCCAGGGAATGCAACGTCCTAAAATAGGGAAGATGCTGTTCCTCCAGATTGAATTTTTCCATTGCCCGGTCCCTCGCCTCGTTAGCCGCTTTCTTCGTGAAAGCAACGAACGCTATGCGGTCCGGGTGAACTCCACGTGCTATCTCTTCTTCCGCCAGGGTAAGAAGCGCGTGTGTTTTTCCTGTGCCTGGGGGGCCGTATATAATGTTATTTGTTGGCATTTCTAATCCTTTTCTCCTCTAAGCGATGGCAATTAGCGCATAACACAATGCACTTTTCCCATTCTTTCTTTATTTTTTTAAACTGTATCATACTTGTTCTCCAATAACTTGATACAGCTAAAAACTTATTGGCTCTATCAGTGTGATGAAAATCCAATGCTACGGGTTCATTTTTATATCCACAATGAGCACACCCATGTTTCATTTTTTCTTCACCAGTTAATTTACTTATTAAATCATATGTTTTCTTTTTATTTTTTTTACTATAAGCAACTTTTCTTTTAAAAGCTTCAGGACTCCTCCAATCAGGCTTGTTACCTTTTCTGCCATATCTTTTTCCTACATAGATATAACCGTCTTCTCTTTTGTCCCCATATTTTAAATTAGAATGGAATGTCATCATCTTTTTCCCCTTTCACCTCATGTTTTGAATCCGGTTGCTGATACGCAGGAACCCACCATACACGAATAAAATTCTTTTTAATATTCCATCTATGGG